TTCTAGGCTTTGCACCACAAGCCTATATTCAGCAGCTTGAGGCGAACAAAAACGCTCGCCGCCGCGAAGATGCTATAGACAGCCTCAGAGGTAAACTACTGCGCCGCCGTAACATGGCTATCCGTGAAGGTGATAGAGACGAGCTAGAGAAGGTGGAACGTCTTATTGAAGAGTATAACGCAGGGCTACCGCAAGATGCTGATGTCCGTAAGAAGCGGATCACTGGAGAGACAAAGAAGCGTTCCCTCAAAACATTCGGCAATACAACTGGAAACATGCGTGGTGGGGTTACAACCACAGACTTTTCTAGGAGTGTGCTAGATCAGTACGACCTAAAATAAAAAAGCCCCGCATAGTTTTATATGCGGGGCAGTATGAGTGGAGAACAACACTGAGAACAATGTCGTAATGAGGAATGTATCACACAGTTCGCCATACGCGTAAACCTAATTTTTTGTTTTCAACGCAGACCTGCATGTCAAACTCCCATTTTTTACGTTCTGCGAGCTTCTGTAGTTGATTTTTAGCCTTCTCGGTATTGATACATGGGACGAATATAGACGACTTAACATCCATATCGTCCCAGTTTACCGTCACCCGCAACCCGTCAGGGTTCAGGTCATCAACCTTTAGTACCTTCTGGTCCATCATCATGCTCCATCTCTGTAAACTTCATCTCTAGCACCCAGTCAGGTGGAAGGTTAAAGTCCGTGCCTTTAGTCAGGCGCTTCTTAATGCGCTTGGCCCCTAACTTTTCTTTCAAGTCATCTACTACGCCTTGATAATTTATTTGCTGGTCAATACACCATTCTCGGAACGGTTTGAGACGCAAGAACAATAGTTTGGTATCTGGCTCGTAGCGTGCAATCAAAGTATTGCGGGGCGTTGCACCAACTGGAACAAGTTGATCTAGCCCATTGTCATGCTTACCGCGCAAGTCCTCAGTGCTTTCGATCTTGAGCATGTTGTTGTAGTTTTCTGACAAGTAGTTGTTGAGTGTTTCAGTGACGGATGCTCCTGTGTCGCTGACGTAGTTGCGACGAGATATCAACTCACCCACAACCCATCTGTACACTGAGGCTACATCGTAGTTTACGAGGCCCAACTTTTTAGCGATCATCAAACCAGCGATAATCGCGGCGTTACCGTTCGTCCAGAACCGATGCTCCGGTCCAAGACCTGCGGACTTGTCTAGGCGTATACGCACAGAGTTTACTATCTTGCGCACTTCGTCTTTGTTGTTGATGACCCACTGGATGTACTCAATGCCGATATGTCCGTAGTTCGATTTAAAATCTTCTATTAGGTTGGCAGTGGCAGTATTGTCGCCTTTGACAAAGTTCATCATCTTCACGTTTAGCTCAAACATCCGCAGCATCTCTGCTTTCGGCGTTGCCTTATGCCGACCCAAGATTTCCCATGCGCTGGTGTTGCCTGAACTCAAAGCAAGTAGTTGCCAAGGCTTACCCCGAGCGCGTTCGGTATTGCCACTAGCGGACATGCGGTTTTTCTGCCGCCCACTGGATACTTGGTAGGTGTAGTCAGACATCTGTTCGCCGTTTACGTTCGTCATCTCATCAGACACCAGCGGAATATTGTGCATCACCTCGCCCCTTAGCATACGAGCGTTGTGCGTATCCTCTTTGCTGTTCATCAGTTCATCAGGGCTACCCCAGATACCGATAGCTGCCATCTGTGCAGTTGTTTTACCAACACCCGAACCACCATATAGGTGTATAGACATACTGTTGAGTCCTGTGACTGCCATAAGCGGCGAGCCAAAACCAACGCCGACAACGTATTGATGCAGCTCGTACCCCGGTTTGTTGTAAAAATTAAGTAGGTCAAGGTTCTTCTCGCGCGTACCTTTCGGCTCGAACGCGCCTATCAGCCCTGCTGTTGCAGACGAAGGTGGGTTAAACTCCACGTCTGTCGCCGTGACTAGCTTGTCGCCCAGCACAAAAGATTCCATCTCGTCACCGACCCAGCCAAATTGGCGGTGCGCTTCATCGGCCATAGTAGTGCGTTGCAGTTCGTCTATCCATTTTGTTGTGTATACCATCAGTTTATCTAATGCCTTTCCCCATGCGGTTACGCCTTCCTTAGCCATGCACTTACGGAACTCCTCACGGGAAGTTACATGGGTAAGGGGTACATTGAATTGCCGTACACCATCTCTCGGAAGATGTAGGCGAAACACTAACGTCTCGCCCAGTTCAAAATCATGCAGTCGCCGCGTGATGTAAATGTCGTGATGGTAGATTAATTCTTCCTCAACATCCCCATCAGCATTGCTACTACGCAAGAATACGCCCCCTGCTGCACCACGAAAATACGGCTTGGGGTATTCTGGTATTTCAAATTCTTCGGACTTCTTTACACCAGCCTTATTAATAGATGCGGACACCGTGACTTGGCCCTCGGACTCCCGAATACGTTTACCCAGTACAATCGGCGATTTGATCTCGCCCCACAGAGGGCAGTCACGGCAGGTGCCTTCGTTCAATTCGTCAAAACGCGCACAGGTGTATGGCCCTTTGATCTCGTCCAACTTCTTGCGCATCTCTGCTTCGTTATAGTTGGGGTGTCTGTTGGATATTTTTTCTGCGCCTTTGTCACCATCTACACAGAACTTAGCGATAGATAGCCCTGCTCTCCACAAAGGTTCGCTCACCTCAGACTGGTTCATGGCGATATATTTTAACTGCTCACAACCCCGCCCTTCGACGGTTTTGTTAATGATAGTCTTAAAAACATTCTCAGAGTTGTCTGCGTAGGCTTCGTAAAGCGCGTCAGTGCCTAGATCAAGCGTAGTAACTGGCTTCAAAACCACGCCCAGCTTGGACGTAAATTCTTCCAACACCACAGGTTCTGGCGTGGCTACACCAAAGAACTCTACGGGCAAGGGTGGGTCTGACTTATGGTTAAAGCCCCCCGGCACGCGAAGGATTTGCGCAAGGTTAGCGGTGACTACAGTGTCGGCACGGAGGCCGTTATCCACACAGGCTTGCTTCAGTCGTTGAGCTTCTACCAGCCACTTCTCTGCCGAAACTGCTTCGGTGAGGGGCCAGTATACATGCACCCCGTTGCCACTGTTAACCATCAAAGGTTTAGGTAAGGATAGTTTTTTACAGAAAGCGCGTAAGTCGTCGATTGCCGCTTTCTGCGTAGGATATTCTTTCGATGGTCCACAGTCCAGATCAAGGAATAGAGACTTCATCTCACGTACATTTATAGCCTTACGGCTACCTGCCTCGTTGTATGTACCCAAGCCAAAATACGTGTTCAGTCCCTGCGCGTCGAACTTGCGTGCGGCACGCTCTACTTCCTCAAGGGTATCGTAAAACTTCTGTATACGGGTGTCGTCCGCGCTCCTAGCGGCGAATACGCAGTAGTAACCTTCACTACTTAGTACCCCCTCTAAAAATTCTAATGTTTTCATTGCTGCTGCTCCAAAGTGTGCCGTGGTGGGTTGAAAGGACAAAGCCCCACCACGGCAATCTACCGTTAACTAACGACTAACCGCTAAATCAGTCGTCCCAATCGTCAACGATAGATGAAAGGTCCGCCTCTTCAGAAGAGGGAGCAGCTACCTCTTTCTTCTTGGCGACCTTCTTAGGCGCAGGTGCTGTCTCCCCGATGTCCACCTCATCGTCAGCAACTGCGCCATCTCGAATTGCCTGTACCTTATCTGTTTGAGATACAGTCAATGTTATTGCTTTGATAGCATCTTCGCTATCTTTTGAAGCTACCGCTTGCTGTAGCTCTTCTTCTGACAGTGGGCGCACGGCCTTAAAGAGTAGCTTCGGCGTGGCGCTATTCTCGTCAAAAGTTATCTGTGTGACCACGGCGATGGACGGGGTCTTGTGCGCTTTAAGGTACTTAGCGTATGCTTGCATACCCATCTTGCCATCCTTTGCGTCACCGAAAATAGATGTAGCGGGAAGCTGTAGTTGATAGACCTCATCCATGTTGCCTTCAAGAAACACAGCGATACGTTGGTTGAAACGGCAAGCACGGCTCTCACCTTGGCCCGAACCCTTAATGTTCTGTGGGCAGTCCATGCAGCGAGATGCTTGGCGTTGGTCTGCGGGAACCTCGGATGCAGGTGCTTGTGTGTCTGCCGACCAGCAAGTCGGTGCTGATGGGTTCTCAGCGTCATATGCACCGGAGTAGTAAGTGCGAGACAACTTAGCGGCGTTAAGGATAACGACATTCAAGAAGCCATCACTCTTTACGTTGACTTGTTCGCCGCCAACCATTTCGCGGAAGCGACCACCACGCAAACTGATTCGGCGTGCGCCGCCACCGCCAGTGCCGCCTGACAGGTTATCGTCAGTGTCCTGTAGTTGCTTGAAAAGATCGCTGCTTGCGAGGGAGTTGCCGCCCTCAAATAGTGTCATGTCCGACATATTATTCTCCATTGGTTTCTGATTTTGAGGCTTTAGATTGCCCTTTTGCCGCGTTCTTTGTCAACGCAGTATCTACTTCGCTTAGTCTAAACCGATAAACGTCGCCGATTTTGATGTAAGTATCGGGGGGTATATGCCCCGACTTAATCCAGTTACGGATAGTTGTTATAGATACTTGGAAGTAATTAGCGACCTCCGGCGTACCTACATACGGTGTTTCAGTATCGTTCATTTTTTCCTCACAGAGATGACGTACTCCGAGTCCACATTTAACCCTGCGGGTATTAGATCAGGGTTCTCTTCTATGAACTGACGTACATTGGTTTGATTGAGACGTTTCTCAAAGAAGTCGGGAAGATTATGCTCCATAATGAACGCGTGCATAGAAGACCAATCGCTTGTCCAATACCGTTGCTTGATTGTACGATAGAATAGCCCTGATGCTGTACGCACGCTATCCACGCCTTGATCTTTGCAATAATCCAACAAAGCACGTTTGATCTTATCTTGCTGTTCTGCAAGACTACCGTCTTCTTCTTTGAACTTGGCCGATATTTCTGCACGCTTTTCGCGTATCTTTGTGTAAGCACCGACGAGCTTTTCGACAGGAATTGTCATAGCTGTTCTCCGTTTTATAGTTATATTTATGACATATAGTAACTTATACTACTAGTCAAGCAATTCTTTGTATAAATCTATCATCGCTGTGTGTACGTTGATGCGCTCATCTAACATACGATAAATACGTTTCTCCGCAGGAGACCCAGCCAGTTGAATTACAGTACACTTGTGCTTCTGACCTGCACGGTGGATACGTGCGTTGGCCTGTAGATATGTCTCAAGAGAAGATGTTGGTCCCCACCACACGATTGTATTCGCCGCCGTCAGTGTTACACCATGCGCCGCACTTTGAGGTTGTATAACCAGCACGCGAGGATCAGGGTCGTTTTGGAACCGCTGGAATATGTCTGTGCGATTACCCGCAGAAACATCTCCCCGTATGACCTCAGTAGTAACGCCGTCTTTGCGTAGCCTTTCGGTCAGCATGTCTATTGTGTGCCTAAACGGCACGAACACCAAAACCTTTTGGCTGCTCTCGTCTATTGTTTCTTTGAGGGCTTGGTAGCGGTTCTTAATATCAAACTCCACCGAATCGCCATCGTCGGTGTAGACTGCACCCGCACTGATCTGAAGTAGTTTGTTCATGTTGATCGCAGCATTTGCTGCTGTCACGGACTCGCCAGCTACTTCCATCATCATCTTCTTACGCAGAGTATCGTAGTACTTCTTCTGCTGCGCGGTCATTTCGACGAAGCGTTTGCTGTAAACCATGTCGGGCAGGTCAAGACATTCGTCTTTGGTAAACCTGATCGCAGGTTGCAATGCTCGAAACACCGTGTCTTTGGAATTTTCTTTCGGCTTATAAGTGAACTGTGTCACCTTCCACATCACCATGTCACGCCATGATCCAAAGAACCTCGGCACGGCCATGGGGTTGACTAACTTAGCTAG